TTTTTTGACTAGTTTTTTGGCTGATTTATAGACTGGTTTTTTGGCTGATTTATAGACTGGTTTTTTGGCTGATTTATAGACTGGTTTTTTGGCTGATTTACTGTCTGATTTACTGTCTGAATTACTAGCTGATTTACTGTATGAATTACTAGCTGAATTACTGGCTGAATTACTGTCTATAACGTTTGAAGTTCTGAACGTAGCTATATTAATCAATCTTTCTATTAATATCTTACAAAATTCTTCAATTGTAGTAATATTGTTTTTTGATAAAACTTCACTATATACAGAATTATATAAATCATTAAAATAATGCTTTATCATCATTAAGTACATATCTCTACTATATATCGTATCTATGGTACTACATATTTCGCCTTGTAGATTAGGCTTTATATTTTGAAACTCTTCACTTTCAAAGTACTCTGTAAATATATTCTTGTCTAAATACTTAACAAAATGATTTGCTATAAACACCATATTAAACGCTTTTATATTCTGACTTCTAACAAGATCTTTGTATACCTGAATATGTTTGCAATAATCTAAATCCCAATCAATTATTTTAACATCTATACCATCTTCTTCGGTCTCTTTAATCACTATATTTCTTGGATTTATATCAAAACATACTATACCATTTTTATTCATATTTGTGATTATATGTTCTATTTGTTTTGCTATGATATTGTCTTTCGCTGTATCTCTTACCTTATTTTTCATATAATACTCTATTAAATCGGAATCATATGCTTCATATATAGTTGACAAATATTTCTCTATATGTCCATCATTATATACATCTAATGGTTTCAACCAATATAATTTTGGCGAATATTCTTTAGCAGAAGCTAATAAAGATAAATCTTGTATCTTTTTAATCAAAATTATTATATCCTCTTTCGAGTTTCCAGTTCGTTCATTTTCTGGTAATAATTTATTTATTAACTGTTGATTTGGAAATTCTTCTCCCTTTTCATTTATTTTAGATAAATATATATTTGATACTCGGAGGACATATTTTTTACCTTCTTTTTCTATGAAAAAAATTTTATTAAATGAACCACTCGCTTCCTTTCCGTTAATCCTTTTAAATCCATTATTTTCTAGAAAGGTATCTACTGCATTATATAATGCATTATTAAAATTATACTGTTTCGGTATTTTTAAATAATCTTCTACTGTATTCTTGGTTGACATATGTAATAGTGTATATTAGATATGTATATTATAATAGGCTGTATGTAATTATTGTTGTTAAAGCGAATAGAGTACCTCCCCATACTGTATCTATTACTGCTATATGAAGAGGCCATTTTTTAAACAATGCATAATTGGTAGCTTCAAATACACCATAAATTAAAATACCTAATAAAAAGGCGTCTACTGGTGATTTTTTGGTTCTCAAAATAAAGTAATATAATCCTAATATTAAAAATAAATAACAAGCGATAACACCTATTGGGTTTATTATCATGGCGGTTCTTTGTATTCCTGCTATTAATTCATGAAACAATTTACTTATTGTACCTAAATAAATTGAATCTAAAATTAACATAATGAGTCCTGAAATCAATATTGTATGTATAGCCTTCAACATATATACAATATAAAAACATTAATTTTTATCTACCAAAATATGGCGTGACAAATTTTTTATAATTTTATTGTCTAAACGTATTTGTTCTTCACCCATATCTCCCAGAATATTACGCATCATATTTATACAAAAATCATACTTTGGATTGTCCCAGTTCTGACACTCCGGATGTTTTTCTCTCCATAATGGTACGATTCCGTAGTTTTGTTTTGCTACAATTGTTACCATATCTCGTAATCTTTGATTATCTGGAGTGTCTTTATTCCATTCATCATTATCTTTTATATACATAGTTTCGCGCTTTAGATCAGTGCAATGTAACGGTCGTTTTGACACATCTAAATCCTTAATACGTGACAAAATCATATTTGTCATACCGGCTACATAACCATTCTTACCTATGTCTTCTATATCTTTAAAATCAATGTTAATGTTCTCAATAAATTCAGACATATTCATTGCATCTTTGCAGGTTGTATTTAAGAAAAAATTTAGATTGAATTTTTGATTATTATTTGTAGTATTATTTGTAATATGTGTGCGATTTGACAACTCCATTATCGTCTTATTCTGCTCAATAATCATTTCTTTGAACTCTTGATTCTGTTTTAAAAGATCAATAAAATGTTGTTGTTTAATAGTAGTGTTAGCATCTTCAGGTTCGTCGGGTACATACTCTTGATTTATATAGGCACAATACTTCTTATGTTTACATAATCCGCTCTGATACTTGTATTTTTTGCCACACTCACAATCATAAGAACTTGGAATGTGCCTGTTTGGGGAACGGCGAGTTTTGTTATCCAAACTCGCCATATGATGCTTCAGTGTGGATAGGTGCTTGGCAAAGTCACTTTTCTTGCTGCATGTATAGTTACAAAAATCACATAAAAATTTTCCATTTTTCAAAACCCTATTTTTTGAGTACATTTGTTATCCTAAATGGATAAAAAAAACTCGCCATTTTTCCGGAAATTCTGATTTTTCGAAAAAAAACATGCAGCGAAAAAAGTCGCGAAAAATGGTCGCTTCTTACCACCACCAGGCAAAAAACAGGGGTCACCGAATTTTTATTTCGAAAACTTTTTTTCGAAATTAAAAAATGGACATTTTTATTTTGTCCATTTTTTTTTTTCGACCCCAATTCTTTTCGAAAAAAATACAACTTTTAACATCACACTGAATATTACAAATCTATGTTATTTATTTCATCAACCACTTCATTATCCGTCGTAGACTTTTCTAATATAGGTATTTCAATAGTTTTAATGGGTTTTTTCTTAATATTATGTTGTTGTAGATAGTAAAAACACAAGTCTTTAGAATTTGCTATGCAGTTAATTGGTGTGTCGTAGGTGAAGCTGGTTAACAAAGTGGCAGCATTATGGTATTGAAAGCTGTACCACCAATATGGAGGGATATAGAGAACCTGTCCTTCATTGACATCAAATTCTAGGAATTTCATTTTGTTCATTTCACCATAATGATTTCTATCTGGTTTCCAAACGTTTATTAGCGATTTGAATTCATACGTTTCATAATCATGGTTTGGATACAAGTATTTGCAACTCTTCCAAGGCGTTAACTTTACCCGTATTTTACCCGTATTAACTGATATGAAATATCTATAGTGATTATGATATCTAAATGGAACATAGGCCTTTTCTGAACCAAACATCACATCATATTTAGTATTCACTGTGAAATGTGGCTTCAAAAAAGAATCCGTACCCTGAAATACCACTTCCATACCCGCATCTTCTGCAAAATAGGAATTGTCTTCGGAAAAGTAAATACCCTTTGTATCTGTTTTTAACAAACTTTGAGAACTTTTGTGTGAAAGAAGCACAAAATCAACGGATTCTTCACTTTTATAATAATCCTGAATATCTTTTATTTTAACTTCACAATTTTCTTTTTCTTCTATGTTATCACTGTTAACAATAGTATAAAAATCCGGATAAATGTCTTTGAAATTAAATATGGCAGGTTGTTTTATATCACATACCTCTTGTAAATATTGATTATCTTTATAATCAAGCTCGTAAAGCTCCAAGTCTTCACTTCTTTTATATTGGTGGGTTACATGTATATATACCAACAATATAAGCACAAACAATAGAAACTGTAAGAAAAGATTCATATACACAATATACATACTATATATTATCTATTTAAATTCATTTAATCATCACCTATTTTAGGGGCTAAATAAAAGATCATTGACGCATCTTCTTCATCTAACTTGTATATAATTTTCATCGGATAATCATGTGTTAATATAATATCCATCTCCTTTGACAATTTATGATAATTACAAATATTATGAATACGACTCAAACTAAACGATATTTTCATGACCTCACCTTCCGTTATGGAATATCCAGTTAATTCATCCACATCAATATCCACCTTCATTTTACCCGAATCCACACTATGCGAAATCAATTGCACCTTCTCTTCAGAACATTCAAACTCTATCGTATCACCGAAAATCTGCAATTGTGTTATTATTCCAGCAAAATAACTAGAAGGAACCGAAATATCCGTATTACTATCAAAAGAAGGAATCTCTAACAACTCCACATCCAAATCTATCAAATTAATTTCAAAATGTTTGTCAAAACTCTGTTTATTTTCACTTGTAAAATGTATACACAATTTATCCGAATCCGCCTCATACTCTAAATGAATAATTTGATCCTTGTCACGACAATTTAATACCTTGAATAATACATTCGCCTGCACACCCATCGTAATCGCTGAATCATTTATTGTATATTCATCAAACCACGAGTTCGGTAAATTCATCTCCACTATAGATACGCGACTACCATCCATCGTCTGTAAATACATCTTTTCATCACTAAATGTAATATTAATGTGTTCCGTAAACAATTTAATATGTTGAAACAAACTGGAAAATACATCTGCCTTTAATAAATTATTGATTTTAATATCCATAATATATTATATGTTCTATTCGTTTTAAATAACTTAATTAACTAATAATTTTGTTAAATAAGTCTTTTGTATCCTTTTTATTATACATATATACCCTATCTGTAATATTGCCATTGGATATACCTATAAAAAATGACTGCAAAGTAATCATCACATTTGGTGTATTGTAAATACATACCAAACGCAAATTATCATTAAACAATATATTTCCTCTATCTCCATTCATTTTATTTAATATCTCATACATATGCTTAAAACGCTCATGTGCAGTTATCGTATACGTATCCATATTAATATGCATTTCAAAATTACCATATTGATGTGTCGCAATATGAATCTGGTCAAAAAGATGTTCAATTACTATATTTACATTTGTATAGGTTACGAAGTTCTTTAAAATAGGATACACCACAATAATCTTATTCGTATCTTCTTTCAAATAGATAGAAACCATCAATACTTGCTGTAAATCTATATTGTTTGCAACAGTTTGATTACATTGTAATTTTTGTTTGTTTTTGAAAAAAATATTTTTACTATTCGTCTCATAAAACGAATTTTTTAATTCATTCATTTTTTTTTCTATATCTTCCATCAATTAATATACATTACTAAATTATTTATCTTCAACTTCTTTATCTAAATTATTTTTATCGTCATTTAAATTTTCTTCTAAAGGTTCTGTTACAGAAGAAGCAGTGTTATCATTTTCATCCAATGAGAACGTAACATTATTTCCAATTTCGTCACTAACATTCACATCTGATAAAACTCTAATCCTATCATCGTGCAAAGATTTATTAACTTCCATAGTAAATGTTTGTAATTTCAATAATGCATTTTTTAAATCAGCGATCTCGTTGGCAATAATCTCAAAACGACTATTAAACTCAATAATTACGTTTGGAGGAATGGATTCGGTAGATTGTTTGGAGAATGTTGTAGTGCCTTCTTCTAATGTTTTCAAACGCTTATCAAATGTGGAAATGATTTGTTGTAAAGTAAGTCCAGATCTTTGTTGTGATGAATTATCTGTTTTTTGTGTAGAGGCGGTTGTGGGAGTATTATTACCGGATGCGCCGGCGGCTCTTCTTCTAATAGCTGCTGCATTGGCTGCACTCATTATAAAGTAGATAAGATGAAATCTCTATATCCATACCAAAATAAATATTTAGATAGTAAATAGTCATTTAAGCGGACATTTTCATTTTGATACTGTCGTGGTATGTGTATTCTGTTAAGAACTCTATATCATTAACCGTATAGTCGTCAATATTTTCATGTTTATTTTTAATGGATATTTTAGGAAAGGGTTTAGGTTCTCTTTTAATTTGTGTTTGCAATGCATCAAAGTGGTTTTCGTAAATATGTGCGTTTCCTAAAAAGTAGACGAATTCATCGGGTTCTAAATCGCAGTGTTTAGCAATAATATGAACAAGGAATGAGTACGATGCGATATTGAAAGGGACGCCTAGACCGACATCACCGCTCCGCTGATAAAGAGAACAAGATAAATATTTATTTTGTTTAACGTGAAATTGGAATAAAACGTGGCATGGCGGCAAAGCCATTTCATCCAATTGACAAGGATTCCATGCGCTAACAATAATTCTGCGCGAAGTTCTCTGTGAAGGGTCTTTTAACATAGTAATGGCTTGCATTAATTGATCAATACCTTGATTACTATAATCAGTTTGAGAATTGGTGTATGGTGCATTGAAATGTCTCCATTGAAACCCATAAATGGGTCCGAGTTCATCTTCTTCGTAATTAGTTAAATTACGTGAATCTAGAAATTCGCGACTACCATTGGCATCCCAAATATGTACGTTTTGATTCTTTAGGAGTTTGTTATCCGTGTGTCCTTGAATGAACCATAACAATTCTTTTAAACAAGTTTTCCATGCAGTTTTTTTAGTAGTGAGAATGGGTATTTGGCCGTCTTTAAGTGAGAAGCGCATCATGTTACCGAAGATGGCTTTTGTGTTACCATTTCGGGTAGATTCAAGTGTTCCATTTTCAAAAATGTTCTCAATGAGATCAATATATTGTTGTTCTTCTTGATTCATATAAAATTAAATACACGATTTCTTTATATTTTTTCTACAGGTTGATTATAGAATGGAAGTTTTACAAGAAACGACAATAGCAAAAAAAACCTTTTTATCACATGTATTTTCAATGACAGAAGAGAGTAATGCGGAGGTATTGAATGCTTTACAATATTGTTTTATGGGAGTGATTCCAGTTGTAATTTTGAACAAGACAATCCATAGATTGGTTCCAGAGGCGGATCCAGAGAAAAGCTCTATAGAACTTTTAGCAGAAATATCTATACAATTGGTACTAATATTTGTAGGAATAATCGTAATACACAGAATAATAACATATATACCTACCTATAGTGGATTTAAATATGAGAACTTGTGTTTAACAAACATGATTTTAGGGTTTTTAATAATTGTTTTGAGTATTCAAACGAAATTGGGTTTAAAGGTGAATATAATGGTGGATCGTATAGTGGAATTATATAATGGTCCAGGTGGTTATGAAATGAAAGAAGGTATGAAGAATAAGGTGAGAGTGAACAAACCAGTATCACAACATAGTCCAAGTCAAGCGGATTATTTAGATAATGCAAATATACAACAAGGTACATTTCCTCCAGCACCCGTTTCAACGACGAGACAAACGGGTCCTTCGGACTCATATGATAGTATGATACATACGGGTGTAAATATGGCAAATGAGATGGTTAGTTCTGGTGGACCAATGGCAGCAAATGGATTATTGGGCGGGTCATTCGGTTCTTCATTCTAATAAATATATTTGTTTTAATATATTTATAAAAATTATACAATGGCAGAAAATATTTCAATTAGTACAGATAATAGTGCAAATATATTTCTTGATAATAGTATTAATAGTATAATAAATAATGAGACGCGTGTAGTTGAGGAGACTACTACAACTCCAAACATAGATAGTAGTGATAATACAATGTCATTGAATGAATTGTATGGCGATTACAAACATACAATGATAAAGAAGAATTCAGATTGGTTTGAACAAATAGAATATATAATATTTAGAAATGAAATGAAATCTGTGAAAAGGAATTATATGGTGGTATTAAAGGAGTGTAAAGAGAACAAACGATTGTTGGATTTGAAATATGATGATCTAAATAATATAGTAAATAATATTCAGACGTCCGTAATCTTCTTTTCTACATTTTCAGGGTTTTTACAGGCAACCAGAGTGCAATTTAATATAAATGATACAATAATTTCAATAATTTCAATAACTATTTCAACCTATATATCGTTGTTGTTATCAATATCAAAATATTACAAATTGGATGAAATGAAGGAGAAAATCCAAATATTGCGTGAAAAGTTCTCCTTGTTACATAATAAATTAGATTTTCAAATGGATGTTCTTGGTCCTTGGTTAAATAAACATGTATGGATCCATCAAGATTCAAAGAAGAAATTGTTGGAATGGGCAGTATTACATGCGAAATTAAAAGAAGAATATGATTTAATTATAGACACAAAGAAAGATTTAGTAACCGAGTTTGAGATAATAATGGATTCAAAATCTAGAAACAGTTATTCAATTAAGAATAGAGAACTTAATTATAAGAATAGGAAACTGATTACTGAATGGGATAAACGGGAGAGTGATTTAGAAGCATCCATAAGTGATGTAAAGATACATAGACCCTCAATATCGTTACAACATGAAGAATTAAATAATTGGGACGATGATATAAGTGATTCGGATTAAGTTTTTCGGGATTGAACATCCATAGAGTTTAGCAATTCCATTTTTTTGAGTGATTTTTCAAAAGCATTTTCTTTATCAATATTTGCAAATAAATATTCAGTGTTGGGACTTTTTTCATTTTTCTTAATTTGTTTATAGACGGAATTAATCTTCTTAATGACATTTACTATAATTGCTTTATCCTTGACCAATTCAATGTCTGTTTTTATGTTTTCGGTACATAAAGACACGGCGTAATAAAGTAAATATCTTCGTTTTTTGCATGCTGCAGTGGTATATTTGATACAAAATAATTCAAAGAGGTGACTCATGAGTTGTTCAATAAATGTATTGTGTTGTTTACTGTAATGAATGAGTATATCCCAAATGATCCAAATGATATCGTTTCTAAATTTCGGTTCAACTTTGACATAAGGACGTGATTCAGATAAGCATTTATTTTTTCTTTTTTTACAAATGTTCTCAAATTCAATAGACCATTCAATCCAATAACAAGCGTTTAACATATTTTGTTTATCTTTGGAGATATTATAAGCGAATTCGTTAGCAGCAATAAAGAGTTCTTTTGGATCGTCGGGCTTAAAAATAGGAGAAACGAATGAAATATTGGGTGCAATTAGTTTTTCGGACATTTGCGTGATATCAAATTCGTCGTCTTTTTTGAGTTTAACAACCTCAAAACTATTTTTCTTTTCGGATAAACAGATAGTACAAGTAATTTCTGCAAATAATTGTCTAATGGTAGGATGATTTCGCAATTGTAAAATATTCAGAAATTCGCCGGATTTAATAATATTTTCAAATATTTCATAGCGTTTACTTAAATAAATAATTATTTTTGGGTTTCCTAAATGGATATATTTAGAAACGTAGAATAGATATATTTCCCATAGATCAGAGAAATGTCCTGCACATAATAATTCGGCGGTCCAATTACATGCTTCCTCTATTTTTTTATTTTTGAGAGAGTTGATTAATTGTGTACGGACTTCTGTTTTTTTGAATCCGGAGAAAGTGATTCCTTTAAATTGTGGAGGATCTCTAATATCATTTATTTCTGTATTATCATTAACGAATACGTTCTCTTCTTCCATAAACTATATTTCAAATAGATTAAATATAAAGTTATTATACTAATTATATTAATTTTATGTATAAAATAAAATTTTTTTCAAGTTTTTGTGATTCAGCAAATTGTAAAGAAGTGTTTGAACGATTATGTGAAATGAAAGTTTTTACCGATAAAGGATTATGTAAGGATATTCAAATTACATTGGGAGAAGATTATACACATGTAATTATATTAAATACTGCAATGCCAGTTATACCTGCGCATATCCCTAAACAAAATGTAATTGGATTAGCATTTGAACCATTAATATATTTAAATTTAACAAAAAATTTTGTAGACTATGCAGTGAAAAATATTGGGAAATATTTTATTGGTGATAAATTAAATTTACCGAATCCATTTATAGAGCATTATAGCTATATGTGGCATGTAACACCATTGAAACATATACCAATAAAAATGAATAAGATGTCTATTATGATTAGTATGAAATATCATACATTTGGACATAAATATAGACATGAATTAACCAGCCGGATTTTATCAGAAAAGTTGCCGATAGATATATATGGTCGCGGTTGTAAAGCCTATAATGTAGATTCCCCACACTTAAAAGGGGAATTTGACAATATAGAACCATATGAGAGTTACGATTTTCATATCGCAATAGAGAATGTAGAGTCAAATCATTATTTTAGTGAAAAAATAACGAATCCGCTATTAAACGGTACAACTCCAATCTATTGGGGATGCAAAAACATTGAATCCTATTTTCCAAACGAAGTCATACGGTTAATTGGTAATGTGGAACAAGATATACGCTTAATTAAAGATATTTTAGAAAATCCAGAAAAATATAAAAGACATATTGATTTAGAAAAAATAAAGACAGAAATCTATTTATTACAGAACCTAGAAAACATTTTTACACCATAAACATAATATATACATATTACATAATAATGAGTACATCAAGAAAAAGAAAACAACCAACAGAATCAAGTAGACAACCAACATCAAGAGGAACATCAGGAACATCACATATACGACAAGTACCCGGACAAAGAAGCCTTGCAAAATATGGTTTCAGTATAGGTGGACCTATAGAAAAAAATGGAAATACTGTTATTTCTGAAATGCCGTATAATGGTAATAGTACTACTCAAATCTATAATGTACCATCCGATACTCATAATATGCAAGCAACCAATAATGATAGCTTATGGGTTATATTAGACCAAGACACTGCTATTGAAAATGATATGGAACATCATGATATAAAAGATGGGTATCGTATAAACATGTCTAAAAATGGGACTATTGTACCTACAATTAATTATGCGTATTACGGATACAAGTCTACAGAAAACATTAATGATGAGGTGGATTACATAGACTACAAACAAACTACAAATGGATTTGAATTTTTGAACAAAGCATCAAACTTGGTAGTTCATGACTTAAATATGCTGTATTATATCACTGACGACCATACGGTTTTTGAACAACTAAAATTTGCCGATTATTACAATGATAGTATGGATAAAAATAAAGCAGCAGAATACATTTTAAATGAAATGAAGAAAAGTGATATTAGGTTCTATACTGAATATATAAAGGAGCTCACAAAACCTATAGAAAATGTAGGCGACATACATGATCTTGCGAGTAAAGGACAGTTTCTTAACGAAGATGATATTACACAAATACAAAACATAGTTTTGTTTTATAGAGGTAATTTGCAGAACGTTGCAGAGATGAAAGCTAGTAATCCAACTCATTATTCTCGTGAGCCAAACTATAAATATGAAACTTATCCTACATTCTTACTTGACATTAAAGAAAAAACCATTTTTGTATATAAGTGTAGTGCTAAATTAAACGGTAGATCAAATGCTAAAGCGGGAGGTTTTAAAAAGAAGTCAAAAAAGTCAAAGAAGTCAAGGAAGTCAAAGAAAGTAAAGAAGAAGTCAAAGAAGGTAAAGAAGAATGTAAGTAAAAGAATATAAAAAGTTTTTTATGTGTATTATTAAGTAGTATGGAGGAAGCGAATAATAATTGGACAAGAGGTTTAACGGGTATACAAAAGAGTAATTTGTATTTGATAGAAAAGTCATTTATAGGATTGACGGAGAATGAGAAGAGAGATAGGAATGAATTGTTGATGTTAAGAAAAGATTATAATGAAAAAAAGAATGTAAATGTGAAAAGGAGACAGAAGATCCAAGATTTGGTAGATAATGTGGAGTCTATTGTAAATAAGAAGGGTAACAGTGTATTATTGAAGTCAAAGTGTTATTGGAGGTTAGGGAGAGAGTTAATAAAAAAGGGTAGAAGGAATATGGGTTTACAATATTTAAATCTGGCAATAGATTTGAAGGGTGATATGTTAGGGAGGAGTCATCCGCAGGTGATGACGCAATTATGTTATTATAATAAGGTATGTTAAATGGGAAATAAAAAATGTTATGTTATGTAATATTTTTTATTATAAGAATTGTTAATCTTGTGTGATAAGTCTGGGGATAACATTGATTGTTTGTAATTCTTGTGACATGAGTTTGTATGCGTATGGGATATCAACTTTGGAGAAGTGTGTGCGGTTATCACAAGTTTTGCATATAAATTTAGTAAAGTCGGATTGAAAGTACATTTTATTTTTGGTGCCGTCGTTATAGGTGGCGATTAATCCGCATTTTTTACAGACGTGTGTACTGAATTTATCGGAGACGTCAAACATGCGTTCTTTACAGAAGCGCGTGATACCGTGTGCGATCATGACGTCTCTTTCCATTTCACCAATTCTAAAGCCACCATCGCGACTTCTACCTTCAGCGGGTTGTCTAGTTAGATTGACCATAGGTCCGATAGAACGGCTGTGTTGTTTATCACTGACCATATGTTTTAAGCGTTGGTAGAATACGGGTCCCATAAAGATGGATGTTTCCATTTGTTGTCCGGTAAGTCCGTCGTACATAATTTCATTACCGTAACTTTCGTAACCACAGTTTTGCAATTCTTGACAAATGGTTTTGACATCAAGGTTGCCGAAGCTGGTGCCGTCACCAAACATTCCAAGTTCAAGGATGACTTTACCGAGAAGGGTTTCTTTGAGTTGTCCAATAGTCATTCTAGATGGAATGGCATGAGGATTAATAATAATATCAGGTTTGAGACCGTTTTTGAGGAATGGCATATCCGCTTCTGGAATGATGTTTCCGACGGTACCTTTTTGTCCGTGTCTAGAACTGAATTTATCACCATAATTGGGTTTTCGGAGTGCTCTGATACGAACTTTAGCGAAATTGTAGCCGTCGCCGTTACGTCCGGTGAAGTTTTTATCAATATAACATTCTTCGTTTGTACGGAAGGTGCGACTTTGATCTTCATATTTGATTGTTTTCGTGGGATCATTGCGATTTTCTTTGATAGGTACCGTTTTAGCAATAATGACGTCTCTATTTTCAACGAGTGTATTTTCAGGCATAAATCCGTCACTATTGAGTTTGTCGTAGTTTCCGAATTTGATACCCTTTGTTTTACTTGGGTCGGGTTTGCAACGGATGATTTCATCACGTATGATGTTTTTATCTTCGTCTTTTTCAGTGTGATAGATAGTGGCCATAAAGAGACCTCTATCAATGGATCCTTTGTTGATGAGTACACTATCTTCTTGATTGTAACCAGTATGCGTCATAATAGCAACATGGATTTGACAGCCGGATGGAAGTTCATTGAGTTTGATAAAGTTCATGATGCGAGTGTCAACGAGTGGTCTGCTAGGATAATTTAGTACATAAGCCGTTTTATCCATTCGTTTATCGTAGTTTGTAGCATAAATTCCCATAGCCTGTTTTCCCATAGCACATTGGTATGTATTTCTGGGAGCTTGATTGTGATCAGGGAAAGGTACACAAGAAGCAACTACACCGAATATGGTACTTGGATGTATTTCGCAATGAGTGTAGTTATATGACAAGTGAGAAGGTTGCAAGTAATCATTTTTGCATTTCATAGCGATCATGGATAGATTTTGTTCATCGGGGTCAATGTATTCAATAACGGATTCATCTAATACACAATTCGTCAGTAAATCGTTCCATGATATTTCTTTAGACACTAATTTATTAATAATTTCATTCGTAATCATAACTTTATTGTCTTTAATTTTTAACAATGGTCGGGTTAATCTTCCACCGTCATTACATACTCTAATTTCAAGCGTTTGGTAATTAAAGGAGATGGAAGTATATATATTAATGATACCCTTATATTTTTGATCTTTTAAATACTGATATAGTTCAATAGGTTTATCTGTGACACCTTGCCATGAGCCATTAATAAATACTTTAACTTTTCCATCAAGGTCTTTAGGACTGTAATCGTCAACTTTGTCAATAAATGGCAAAATATATTCGTATAATGGTGAACTGTTCGTAGGTGTGGTGATATGTGCCATATAACTAATATTTTTGACAATACCGATAGATTGTCCTTCCGGAGTTTCAGCGGGACACAGGAATCCCCATGTAGTGTTATGTAGTTTTCTAGGAGCGATTAATTCGCCGCTTTTTTCAAGAGGTGTATTTATTCTTCGTAAATGACTGAGTCCGGAAGGGTAGGTGAGTCTATTTAATACTTGTGCAACACCGACTTTAGTGGAGTTAGCTTGTTTAATACTGAAATCGCCAGTGGATAGGGCTCTATTAATACCATTTTCAATTGTAGCGGATTTCATAATTTTATAAATATTTGTCATATTAATGATACTTTCATAATCTTGGGAGGATTTCCACGAACCGTTGTTGATTTCTTTAACAACCTGTTTTTGCATTTCTTTAACAAGTTTGTTGAAATAATTACGGAAGAGATTGTTTAATAAAGTACCAGTGAGTTCAATACGTTTGTTTAAATAAGAGTCTCTATCATCTACTTTAGACCAACCGAGAGTGGTTTGTATTAAACGGTTGACCATATAACCGAGAAAGTAGGTTTTTTGTTTTTTCGTTTTACAATGTGGGAATAGATCGTTATTTAATATATCAAGGGTGAATTCTGTTTTTTTCTTATTTCCAGTTTCTTTGTCCATATTAATAGGGTTATAGGAAGCATAAGAAGTGATGTGTTTTAATGCGGATTCATATGTGGTATATTTTTCAGCATCAATAACAGACGCGGTTAAATAATTAAGAATGGGCGCATGTTTTTCTTTATCAATATCAAGAGTAATATATTCACATATTTCTTTGTCTGTGATGACGCCGATGGCGCGAAACAATACGAATAGTTCAATTGGTTGTTTAATTCTAGGTATATTCACATAAATACATTTACCAAAGCCATTGTTTTTACAAGAGATCATAACTTCAACTTGTTTAGGGGAGATGCATTTGAAATCGGGTACGGATTTGATTTCAGCAATATATTCCCATTTCGTGGAGTTTTTTCCATCAAACACGTATATTTTATTTTCAGCAGCACGTTCTTGTCCGAGAACTGTTTTTTCGGAGCCTTTAATAATAAAATAGCCACCACAGTCCATTTTGCATTCTTCATTGTTATTTTTGTTTAAAATGTCTTGTTGTGAGAGTATACAAATAGAAGACTTTAACATAATAGGCATTTTACCAATATTAATTTTTGGTAAGGTTTTTGTGAAAATGGTGGGGTTATCCATATTTTGAGTATTTCGGACAACATATTCAAGTTGTAAGTCAACGGTCATAGTAGAAGCATAGGTGAAATTTCGTAATTTAGCCTCTTGTGGGAACATAGTTTTCGTGGCACCATTATTTTCGTGAATGACGGGAGGATATAATTTGAAATTTTGGAAAGAAACGAATATTTCAAGTAGATATTTGTCTTTTTCTGCGATATAATCATTTTCAGAATGAATTTTGACCGGATTAAACATATTAATTGTTTTTTGAATTTGAAAGTTGACGAATTGGTTATAAGATTCAATTTGGTGTCGTACCAAACGCTCCAGATGTTGGTTTTCAAAATAAGACTCAATAAGATCGTATAGACTTTCAACCTGATTTTTAAGATTTTCAAGCAAAGGGTTATCACCGGACTGTGATAATTTTTCCTTTGTAATCATATTATCAATGGTTTCCTTTATACTTGTACCACCTTCCATGATGTCAGGTAGATTGAAGGGTTGACTTGATTTCATGTGTTGCATATTTTTCTTCATTATACTGTTAAAAAAATGTAATAAGGATTTCAATTTTATTTAATATTTGTTAAAATAATATACAACTTTATACTATTATATAGTAATGTTGAATTTTTCAAAAAATTTCGTACAGTATTTAGATACTTATGATAAGGGTAAACAAACGACTTACAAAAGCAGGAATTTGTTTTTGAATATAGAAAAGGAATTTATGCGTAATTTTATGTATAATGCAGAAGACTCTGTGAAAGATACGAATGTAGCAAGTCCAAAAGGTGTTCAGGATGATAATTCATTAAATTATTTTACAAGTAAAGATAATAATGTGGGTGTATCATTAATATCCGATGAATATTTTTTTGAACCATTGAAGAAGAGCATAAGTAAAGAGATAATAGTGGGAGATAAGAATAAAGAGAAGACGATGGTGGAAATAACTGAAAATATAGAGACGTTGAAGGACATATTAACTATAATAGAGAAGTACGAAGTAGATGAAGAGTGTGAATATAATATAGATTTGAAAGTATTGAAGAAAATAAAGCCGGAATTGGAGTGTTTAGATAAGATGATAGGTATAGAGAAATTAAAACAGAATGTATTGGATCAATTGTTATATTTTATACAAAATTTGCATGTGTCAGAAGAAGGTGGGGATTATAAACATACAGTGATATATGGACCACCGGGTACAGGTAAAACGGAGATAGCGAAGATAATAGGTAAAATGTATTCAAAGATAGGTGTTTTAAATGAAAATAAATTTGTAAAGGTGTCAAGACAAGATTTGATTGCGGGGTATTTAGGACAGACAGCGATAAAGACGGGTAAAGTGATACAAAAGGCAGTAGGGGGTGTATTGTTTATAGACGAGGCATATTCTTTAGCGTCAAGTGAGAAGGAAGACAGTTTTTCAAAAGAGTGTTTGGATACGTTGTGTGAATCGTTGAGTAATTATAAGAATGAATTGATGGTGATTATAGCGGGTTACGAGGATGAATTAGAAAATACTTTTTTCCGTTCAAATCGTGGACTAAATTCAAGATTTATTTGGCGGTTTACAATGGAGCCATATAACAGTGATGAGTTGGTAAATATATTTTTAAAGATAGTTCTGAATAATCAATGGAATATAGAAGAGGGTGTGGAAATGGATAAAAAGTGGTTTAGATTAAAGTATGACGAGTTTCCATCGTATGGTAGAGATATGGAGCAATTGTTTACATGTACAAAAATTTGTCACAGTAGGAGAATTTATGGTAAAGATAAAGATTTAAGAAAAAAGATAAACATGGATGATGTAAAAGCCGGGTTTACAATGTTTATGGACAATAAGAAGAAAAAGAAAGAAAGTAAACATTTATATTCTATGTATCTGTAAATGCATTCTAATTCGTTGAATTGCAATTAAATAACGTAATTATTATATTTGTTATTATAAATATAATATGGAAGATAAAAAGGTATTTTCAATAAATCCGGATTTGTTTACATTTAAAACAAATACAACAAGGAGGAAGAAAACAAAGGGTAAAAGTGATGAAAAGATTAAAGTGAAAGAACGAGTGAAAAATAAAATGAAAAACGAATCGTTAAATAAGAAGTCTATCTTAAAAATGATCCGGGATCATCATTCCGAGAAAAATAAAGAACAATTTTCAAATTATGAAAAGAATCTAAAACCAACCAATACAGGGGGTGATTTTGAAAAAGCCAGGAATTTTTTTAATAATATGAAAGTGGTACCGGAAAATAAACATAATCAAACATTAAAGAGTCAAAGTTCTCAACAACCTGTAAATAATGTTGGTACAAATATTCAATTGAATGAACCTATCCAATTAAAAATAGAGAATTCTTTAGAGAACACCGATCCTATGCGATTGAATAATTCTAGCGTAAGTGCTCCCAAATATGGTTGTTTGAAGAATGGAAGTTTACCAACATATCGTAATTATATGAATAATACACGTAAAAATGATGATCCCACCACATTTACGCCTAAACCGCGCGACATGTTCTCTATGAAACCCACTGATTTTTCAATGAATAAACCATCTGAATTATTACCGTTAAAACCAGCAGAAATGGCAAGTATATATCATCAGAAAGAAGAAAAACTAAAAAATTTGAAAAAGAAAAAACGACGATATCAAAAGAAGACAATAAAGAGAGCTTATAAAATAGGGAAATCCAGAGTAAAACCACATATAACTGTTTTGGTTTCAAATAAAACAATGAGGAATAAAATAACGGAAAAAAAACAAATGCTGAATCAAGTACCATTACATGAAATAAGAAGATATCTGATAAAGCATGGTTTTATAAAAGTGGGGACGACCACCCCAAATGATGTTTTACGACAAATGTATAGCTCTGCAATGATGATATGTGGAGAAGTACAGAATCATAACCAAGAAACCTTAATGTATAATTTTTTATACAATAAAGAGGATTAGAAGAAGTAAAGTACCACGATTATAACAGTAGCACAAAAGGTAACGTACATAAATAATTCCCCATTATAAGATGCATATTTTTTATACGTTTTATCATAATCAGAAGAATTATACGAGTTATGTGAATCGTTTGTATGATGCGAATTATATGAAT